CGGGTCTTCTTATATGTCTTGCTAATTAAATAGGAGATAACAGACATGACTAATTTAAAAGTAGGTAAACAACTATTCCCTAAATCTGCATTCATTGGTTTTGACCACTTGTTCAATGAACTAGAGTATGCAACAAAACACGCTAATGACCACTATCCACCTCATAATATTATTAAAGAGTCGGATGACGAGTTCACTATTGAAGTTGCTGTTGCAGGATTCACTCAGGACAATATCCATGTAGAACAGAAGGAACGTTCTCTCACCATCACAGGTGAGTATGAGAGTAAAGGGCGAGAAGTTATTCATCGTGGTATTTCTACCCGTGACTTCAAACGTCAGTTCCGTCTCTCAGAGTATGTCGAAGTAACTGGAGCCTCTCTTACGGATGGTATTCTCGCAGTTAATCTGAAGCTAGAAATCCCAAAAGAGAAGCAGCCTCGTAGTATTAAAATCACTTAATCACGAGGAATCAAAATGACTCAAACTAACTTTTACTACAGCATTATTGCTGTGGCATTCGCTGAAGTTGGCATCATCCTATCAGCGCTGGTCTAATCAAGTTCAAATGCTTGTAGCCAGTTTATAAAATCAGGTAGGGGGCGGGAGACTGCCCCCTATATACTTGTATGAAAACATATATGATTGCCGACCTGAACAATCCAGTGTCGGTCAGATATACAGAGATTGCATTAGAGTCTTGGTCAAAACAAGATATCCTTGACATTGAAGTCATTCAGTGTTATACACCTGATACGATTACAGACATTGAACCTCTATACAACTGGCAACCCCTGCTTCATGGAATGCAGAGGGGACAGATGAGCACCAAGTCCGAAAGAGCAGGAGACATCTCTCACTGGCAACTCATCAAGAAACGAGCGGAGAGTGATGCAAGGTTCTATGTCATGGAACACGATTCGTATCTACTCGATGCAGATGAGTTTAAGAGACAGTTTGACTTCACTATGGAACACGGACTATCTTATGCGAATCACGGTCTGTTCATGTCCTGTTATTCATTGTCACGAGTTGCAGCAATCCATATGCATGACTTGTTAGTAAATCAAGCGTTTCCGTTGAACGGAGGCCCCTATGGATGTGTGGAGAGACTTGTGAAGACATATCTATCAAACCATCGTGGAGACTGGGGACGATATACATGGATGTGTCATCATCCCAATATCCCTCATGTCAATGTCGGTAGGACATCCGAAGAGTTGAGAGATACATATAACTATCCCGCAAAGACCAGTCCGTTCAAACTTGCATCAACACAGGTAATATCTAAGTCATTAGGAATCACTCAAGAACATGATGGAGTGCAAAAAGTGCCGTGGGAGAGAAACCCCACCACCGCTAAAGGATATAAAATTATTGATTGACAAATGTCGTTCACTCGTGTATAATGTAATTATATCATGAGGACTACAATATGAAATTTTATACATCCGTAGAACGATACGGCAACTCTATTCTGTATCGCGGTTACGATGGTGCAGAGCGCATCAAGAAACGCATCCCTTTCAAACCTACATTGTTTGTCAACGGTCAGAGTGAATGGAGAACACTCGAAGGTAAACCTGTTGCGCCTATGACCTTTGACTCGATGCGCGATGCGACAGACTTCATCAAACAATATCAACATGTCCCCACTGTGAATGTGTATGGGATGAACAACTTCGTCTCGCAGTTCATTGCCGAGACTTTCCCGTCTGACATCAAGTTTGACCAGAACCAGATTGTGATTACCACAATCGATATCGAGGTTGCATCTGATGAGGGATTCCCCGAACCTGACAAGGCAGACTATCCTGTCATCTCTATCTGCACCAAGTCATCTAAGGAAGACTTCTATCGTGTGTGGGGTCTGGGTGACTATGAGCCTCGTGAGGATACTATCTACAACAAGTGTGAGTCTGAACTCGACTTGTTTCTCACATTCCTGAACTACTGGTCTAACCACGGGACACCTGATGTTGTGACTGGTTGGAACAGTAAACAGTTTGATATTCCGTATCTGGTCAACCGCACACGCAAGGTGATTGGTGAGGAGTCGGTCAAGAAGTTCTCTCCGTGGGGTGTGGTATCGCCTCGTAAAATTCGTGCAAACAAGTTTGGTATGAATGATGTTGACACTTATGACTTGATGGGTATCGCACAACTTGACTACTTTGATTTGTTTCGTAAGTTCACCTACAACACGCTTGGACAACAAGAGTCCTATCGACTCGACCACATTGCGAATGTTGTTCTGGGTGAGAGTAAACTATCGTATGAAGAGTATGGTAATCTCCACACTCTCTACAAGCAAGACCACCAGAAGTTTATTGACTACAACATCAAGGACGTTGAACTGGTGGACAAGTTGGAAGAGAAGTTGGGTATCATCACTCTCGCATTCACGATGGCCTATCGTGGTGGTGTGAACTATGAGGACGTGCTTGGGACTACAACTATCTGGGATACAATCCTGTATCGTCTGTTGAACCAACAGAAGGTCACAGTTCCCCCGAAGGTTGAGAAGTCCAAAGGTGACTATGAAGGTGGGTATGTAAAAGACCCTCAAGTCGGGTCGCACGAGTGGGTCACATCCTTTGACCTGAACTCTCTGTATCCGAACATCATTGTGCAATACAACATGTCACCTGAGACTGTGGTTGATGGTCTGTCTGACACATCGGTTGAACGCATGTTGCGTCAACAGACTCCCCGTGACCAGAACTATGCACTTGCCCCTTCGGGTGTGCGTTTCCGTCACGACAAGGAAGGTGTCATCCCTAGTATCATTCGTCAGTATTACAGTGAACGCCGTGTCATCAAGAAGGAGATGCTTGAGGCACAACAGGAATACGAACAGACACCTACCAAGTCTCTCTCCAATAAAATCTCTCAACTCGACAACCAACAGATGGCTATTAAAATCCTCATGAATAGTCTCTATGGTGCGTTGGGTAATCGATGGTTTCGTTACTTTGACCAAAGGGTCGCGGAGTCCATCACACTTGCGGGTCAGTTGTCAATCAAATGGGCAGAACGCGCAGTCAACACGGAAATGAATAATCTCCTTTCTACCGATGATGACTATGTGATTGCCATTGACACTGACTCGCTCTATATCAATATGTCTAAACTGGTCAAGAAGTTTGACCCCAAAGAACCTGTGAAGTTTCTTGACAAGATTTGTCGTGAACACTTTGAGAAGGTTCTTGAGAAGTCTTATGATGAACTCGCACAGTATACCAACGCATACATCAATCGTATGGAGATGGGTCGTGAGGTGATTGCTGACCGTGCTATCTGGGTTGCAAAGAAACGATACATTCTCAATGTTCACAACTCTGAGGGTGTGCAGTATGCACAACCCAAACTCAAGATGATGGGTATCGAAGCAGTCAAGTCATCGACCCCGATGGTCGTGCGCGATAAGTTCAAAGAAATCTTCCGTGTGATTATCGAGGGGACTGAGGTTGATACACAGAAGTTTATCTCTAACTTCCGCAGTGAGTTTAACAGCCTACCCGCCGAGGATGTATCGTTCCCTCGTGGGGTCAGTGCGGTTAACAAGTGGAAAGACCGCGACTCTATCTACATGAAGGGGACACCTATCCATGTGCGGGGTGCGTTGTTGTTCAATCACCACACCAAAGGTATGCGGTATGAGACTATCAAGAATGGTGAGAAGATTAAGTTCGTCTATCTCAAGACTCCCAATCCTATCAAGGAGAATGTCATCTCTTATCCCGTGAACTTGCCTCGCGAACTGTCACTTGATAAATACATTGACTATAAAACAATGTTCGAGAAGACCTTCCTTGACCCACTCGAACCAATCCTCGATGCGGTTGGTTGGTCTGCCGAACCTAAAGCACAGTTGGATATGTTCTTTGCCTAAACTTCACAGAACCAAACCTGATTGGACACTCCGTGTAGTGGGTGAGATAAACGTTGATGCACTTGCAGAACGGGTCTCTCGCATTACACCCGAAGAGTGGGATAAATGGAAACAACGACAGAGGGGTGTTCACGAACAGGCTCGTGCTGTCCCATTTCAGTGGTGTCATAACATTTTTGATTATGACCCTAATAAAGATGATGAGTTCAATGAAATCAAAGTGTTTCGTCACTACGAAACATATAAAGAAGAAATCGATAGAATATATGCATACCTTGATGAGATAGAAGGCCCTGCCAAGATGGTGACAGGTATCTTGGTAAACCTACCGTCAGGGGCTAAGATACCAGAACATATTGATAAACCAGACTTCAAAATCTTTCAACACACCAAGAGATATCATATTCCTTTGATTACACACCCTGATGTGCAGTTCACACACAGCGGTGAAACGTGGTATCTGGAAAAGGGTAAGATATATGAACTCAATAACATCGTGGGTGTGCATGGCGTGAAAAACGCAAGTCCTATTGATAGAATTCATATATTAACTGACAGGTATCCTCTATGAATTTGTTGTTTGTTCACATTCCCAAAACAGCAGGGACAAGTGTGTGGAACTGGTTAGTTGAAAACGGACATGAGAACTGGAATCGACTATCGGGTCTGCATCATGAGTCAATCAATGAACTGAGGTATCTCAATGACATATCAGATGCTCATAGTTTCGCGGTGGTTCGTAATCCATACTCTCGCGCACAGAGTTATTACTATCACGCACAGAGACAGGGACAGAAGTTTGAGTCACTCGAAGACTTTCTGAGAACCGTCATCGAACCGAAGGGATATGGTTTTAAGGAAAAGAAAACAGCATACATAATCTACGACCAAGCACACTATGTGACTCGCAATGGTAAGATAGATGTCGATAAGATATATCGATTTGAGAACCTGAGTGAGATGGAGAAGGACTTTGGTATGGAACTAGGCCGTTCAATGGTTGGTAAGTATCACCCCAGAGAACTGACCGTCACAGAAAAATCGTTAGTAGAACAAGCGTATGCAAGGGACTTTGAATTATTCTATTGACAAAACTGCCTGATTGTGGTATTATTACATAATGAAATACTCTCTAACTATATTCAAGAATACATTTGACAACAAGACTCATCGTGTCCAAGAGTTCGACACATGGGATGAGTTTGAGTCGTTGTTGTATTCTTTGTCAAATCAGAAAGGTGAGAAAGGTGGTAGTAACAGTTCTCCTCTCATTAGTCCTGCTCGTTATGTTACTGAGGGAACAAGGTCTAATAAGAACGTTGAGTATTGGGGTGGTTGGGCTTGTCTTGATGTTGACGCTTACATTCCTAGACAGGACTTGGAGTCCGACCTTAGAGGAATGTTTGGACAATATTATTATGTATGTTATTCAACCGCATCTTCCACAGAGTCCCACCCCAAGTTTCGACTCGTCTTCCCCCTCACTCGATGTGTAGAGTCAAAGGACTTATCTCATTTCTGGTTCGCAATGAACAAACAGTTCAAAGGTCTGGGTGACGAACAGACCAAAGACCTGTCGCGTATGTATTATGTTCCCGCCCAGTATCCTAACGCACATAGTTTCATCTTCACCAACGATGGTGTCAAACTCGACCCTGATATGTTGATGAACAAACACTCGTATGTTGAGACGCAGGGTAAGACCTTTATGGACAGACTACCACCCGCACTACAGAAGGCAGTTATGGAGCATCGTAAGAACTCCCTAGATAACACCGACTATAGTTGGACATCATATCGTGACTGTCCGTTCTTTCCTAAGAAGTTAGAACAGGAATATCGTTCTATCACTGGGACTGGGTGGTATCACAAGATGTATCAGATTATGATTGCTGTCGCTGGTAACGCAGTATCCAAGGGTTATCCAATCAGTGCGAGTCAGATATCACAGTTGTGTGGTGAACTTGACCGTGAGACTGGTAACTGGTATGAAAACCGACCACTAGATAAAGAAGCAGACCGAGCATTGGAGTATATTTACAGAAATGGATAAGATGAGAATACTAATAACAGGCGGGGCAGGATTCATTGGTAGTCATCTTGCAGATTCTCTCCTAGAGGATGGGTTTGATGTTGTCGGTCTTGACAACTATAATACTTTCTATGACCCTGCACTGAAGAAGAACCGTGTGGAATACTTTGGACACGAAGTCTATGAGTGTGACCTCAAGGACTTTGATGACCTTGACCAAGCATTCAATACAATCAAACCACACATTGTCATTCACCTTGCCGCCCGTGCGAATGTGCGTGACTCCTTTGGTAAGGAACGCATCTATCATCAGGACAATATCGATGCCACCCAAAACCTGATTGAGGTGTGTAAACTATATAATGTGCAGAAGGTCATCTATGCTTCAACTAGTTCTGTATATGGGGGAACACCCATACCACCTACAGGTTGGGTAGAAGACCAAGTGACTGGTCATCAGTTGAACGCATATGCATACACCAAGTATGTAAATGAATGTCAGTTCAAAATCTCTGGTTTGAACAATGTGGGTCTTCGGTTCTTTACCGTATATGGCCCGTGGGGTCGCCCAGATATGGCACTGTTTCAGTTCACCGATAATATCGTGAAGGGTAAACCGATTCAGGCATTCAACTATGGTGATATGAAAAGAGACTTCACCTATGTCGGTGATATCGTTAACGGTATCAAAACTATTTTGTTTGAAGATGTTCCGTCCAATGAAATCTATAATATTGGTCGTGGTAAACAAGTAGAACTGATGCACTTTATCAAGTGTATAAGTAAAGAGTTGGGTAGGGAAGCAGACATTGAACTTGCTCCCCGTCATCCAGCAGATACGCTGGAAACTTGGAGTAACACTGGGAAACTCCGAGAAATGGGTTATAAACCCAAAGTGAATATCGAACAAGGTGTCGCGGCATTTGTTCGTTGGTATAAAGACTACTATGGAGTAAACTAAATGAGTGAAATTATTGAAGATAAAGATTTTGAAAAAATGAGAGTCGGTATTGTCGGTCACGGTTTCGTGGGTGGTGCTGTTGATTATGCATTTACACACCCTGAGATTGAGAAGTTCTATGTTGACCCAAAATACGATACGACTATCGATGACCTGTTAGACTGGAAACCGCATGTCAGTTTCATCTGTGCGCCGACACCGATGGCTGAGAGTGGTTTCGTTGATGCATCGATTGTTGAAGATGCAGCATTGAAACTGATTGAACATACTGAGGGTGGTGTTGTTATCAAATCAACTGTTACACCTGATGTTGTAGACCGTATGTTCTCATCGATATATGAAGATGATATTAAACGATTGACAATCAATCCTGAGTTTCTGACTGAATCAAATGCAAAGGAACAATTCGTCAATGCGAAGTATCATGTGATTGGTGGACATCCAGAAGCTTGTAAAGGACTCGCAGAACTCTACGATGTGTATAGTCTCTGCATTGCCGATGAGTATGTCTTCTGTGCTCCTGTTGAGGCATCATTCATCAAGTATGGGGTGAACTCATTCCTTGCAACTAAGGTTACCTTCTTCAATCAATTCTATGATGCAATCGAGAAGTTTGGATGTAACTTCCCAACAGTTGCAAACGCTATTGGTAAAGACCCACGGATTGGTATCGGACACACTCGTGTGCCAGGCTATGATGGTAAACGTGGGTTCGGGGGCGCATGTTTCCCCAAAGATACAAAAGCATTTACAATGTTCGATAATGACTTGACATTACTTGAGAAATGTGTTAGTATTAACAATGAATATCGCAAACAATATGAATTAGATGAACGTGAGGAATCAAACAATGTCGATTATGGACAAACTGAAGAAGAACTCGAAAATCAAAACGACGGAGATTCTGTCGGAGAGTAAATTCTTTACTGAAAAAGATATGGTGCAAACAGATGTTCCAATGGTGAACGTTGCCCTATCTGGTAGTATTGACGGTGGTGTCACGCCAGGACTTACAGTCCTTGCAGGCCCAAGTAAGCACTTTAAGACCTCTTTTGCCCTGCTTATGGCAGGTGCATATCTGAGAGAGAAGAAAGATGCAGTTCTGCTTTTCTATGATAGTGAGTTTGGTTCACCCCAATCTTACTTCGAGCAGTTCGGGATTGACACTAGCCGAGTTCTGCATACGCCGATTGCGAATGTAGAGGAACTCAAGTTTGACATTATTGGTCAACTTGAGGAACTGACACGAGAAGATAATGTCATCGTTGTCATCGACTCCATTGGTAACCTTGCA